AGATATATCCTGAACGTACATAACTCTGAGGGTGTTCAATATGCCCAACCAAAACTAAAGGTGGTTGGACTTGAGGTGAACAAATCATCCACCCCTGCAATTATCCGCAAGAAACTAAAGGACACCATACAGGTTATCCTAAACAAAACAGAACCAGAGTTGCAGAAGTACATCGCAGACTTCCGTGAAGAGTTCAATGCAATGCCGGTTGAGGTAATATCATTTCCCCGTGGTGTAAACAATCTGAAGCAATATACAGGTTCACCGATATATGCCAAGGCAACTCCCATTGCTGTGCGGGCTGCGTTATTGCATAATCACTACATAAAAAAACTTGGACTCACTAAACAGTATCAACCTATACTTGAAGGATCCAAGATAAAGTTTATCTATCTGAATCCACAGAATCCAATTCGTGAGGATGTCATTGGATATGTTGATCACCTTCCAAAAGAGTTCGGGTTGCATGAATTTATAGACTACGATAAGATGTTTGACAAAGTATATGTCGATGCCGTGAAAATTATTCTGGATGCGATTGGTTGGGATACCGAACATAGATCATCATTGGAGGATTTCTTTTGAACAACATAACAATAATCAAAACTGGAATAAACGTATCAAAGATACTGGCACAACTGAAACAGTATTCTGCTGATTGGGGTGCCCAGAAAAATATGGATGGAGTTGGATCACTATTGGATCAGGGATTTCCGGATGTCGCTGCAGGTGTACTACAACTCGTGATGGGTGGAGTTACAGATCCCACTCAATATGTCGGTGATACAGAGTTCTGCCACAAGACGCCAGCATATGATAGGCACACTGAGATAGTGGGATTTATGAAACGCAATTTCCGTGAGCATAAACGATGTGGGTTTCTATCATTGCCTGTTGGTGGAATGGTTGGCAAGCATATTGATATTGGATCTTACTATCAAACCAAGGATAGATATCATCTAGCAATTGCTGGAACATACAAGTATACGGTTGGTGATGAATCTGTTATTGTTGAACCAGGCACACTGATGTGGTTTGATAATAAGTTGGAACATGGCACCGAGAATATCGGCGATTGCGTAAGAGTCACATTTGTATTCGACGTACCACATTCAAAATGGAATCAAAAATAAACTTTACTGAAATGATGAAATGAGGTATAATAGTATTATTGAGTAAATTATATGTACAATGAGGAGACACTATGAGTTTATTAGACAAGATAAAAAAGAATAGTACCATAAAGGAATCTGCAATCCTATCAGAATCAAAGTTCTTTGCAAAGAAGGATATGATTACTACTTCCATTCCAGCAATCAATGTTGCATTGTCTGGTAGGTTGGATGGCGGATATGTTCCTGGTCTGACTATGTGGGCAGGTCCAAGCAAGCATTTCAAAACTTGTTTTAGTTTGATCATGGCAAAATCATATCTGGACAAGTATTCAGATGCAGTATTGCTATTCTATGATTCTGAATTTGGCACACCGCAATCATACTTCACTTCATTCGGTATAGATACTGAGCGAGTTATCCACACTCCAATCACAGACGTGGAGCAATTGAAGTTTGACATTATGCAACAATTGAATGGGGTTGAGCGTAATGATCACCTTATCATTGTCATTGATTCGATTGGTAACCTTGCTTCTAAGAAAGAAGTTGATGATGCAATCGAAGGTAAGAGCGTCGGTGATATGTCTAGAGCAAAGCAAATGAAGAGTTTGTTCCGTATGATAACACCACATTTGAATTTGAAAGATATTCCAATGGTGGTTGTGAACCATACATATATGGAAATTGGTCTATATCCAAAGGCAATCGTCGGAGGTGGAACAGGTAGTTACTACTCCAGTGATAACATTTTCATTCTAGGTCGTCAGCAAGAAAAAGATGGCACTGAAGTTATTGGTTATAACTTTATCATCAATGTTGAGAAGTCCCGTTATGTTAGAGAGAAGTCAAAGATTCCAGTCACCGTGAAGTTTGATGGTGGAGTTTCTACTTGGTCTGGTCTGCTTGATATGGCACTTGAATCTGGACATGTTGTGAAACCAAGCAACGGTTGGTATGCCAGAGTTGACAGTGATGGTGTTGTTGAAGAAAAGAAATGGCGCATCAAGGATACAGATAGCAAAGAATTCTGGTTGCCATTGATTACCAAGTCATCATTTCCAAAGTGGGTTCAGGAAAGATACCAAGTTGGTACTGGTGACATTATGAATGATGATTCGATCAACAAAGAATTAGCAGAGATGGTAGATTGATTACAGACGAAGAATTGCTTTTGAAAGTTACTGAGATGGAGGAGAAGATGGGTTCTCTTCCATCTCCGGAGCACGAACCATTGCGATTCAAACATTTTGTTAAGATGTATAATTTTTATAAGAGTAGAGAAAATGAACAACCCACTCCTCAGACCACACAAGACACTTGAGAAAGAAGTCAACGGTCAAAAGATCTTTGCTTTAGAGTTGACGGAAAATCCCTTTTCAGGTATAATTGTATCTTACAATAAGGTTTCATTTACTGAAGATACACAGAACGACAAACTCAGGATCCACTTTGATTATGAAGTGCATCGTCATAATGATCAAGACTATGACATATTTGAGTTTGAGCAATACCTTGGCGACTTCCTTCAAGAGTTGATAAGGTACGGTGTGCTCAAAAATAATTTAGTATATTCTGGTGGGGGTGGGGGAGATGACGATAGAGAAGACGATATTAGCGAATTTGATTTACAATGAAACATTTTCACGAAAGGTTATTCCTTTCCTGAAGAAGCAATACTTCTCTACCAATGAAGGTATTGTTACAGAGACCATACTCAAATTCTTCAACGAGTATAACAAACTTATCACAAAAGAAATTCTCAACATAGAACTCAGCAACAGACGAGATCTAAATGAATCACAATACAAAGAAGTAAAGAAACTTGTTGAAGACTTAGTTATAGCAGAACCAATGAATGATATTTGGTTACTGGATGAGACTGAAAAGTTCTGTAAGCAAAGATCAGTTTACAATGCCATTATGGACTCTATCAAGATCATTGATGGTAAGGGCACTGATAAGAATCAAGACGCAATTCCGGCAATGTTATCTGAGGCACTTGGTATATGCTTTGATAGTCACGTTGGTCACGATTATATCGAGGATGCCGAAAGCAGGTTCGAGTTCTACCATAGAGTGGAAGAAAAGGTTGCCTTGGATCTGGATATGTTCAACAAGATCACCAAGGGTGGTTTGAGTAATAAATCTTTGAGCGTAATTCTTGCGGGAACAGCAGTTGGCAAATCTCTGTTTATGTGTCACGTGGCAGCATCAACTCTGATGCAAGGTAAGAATGTACTTTACATAACAATGGAAATGGCAGAGGAGCGCATTGCCGAACGGATCGATGCAAACCTATTGAATGTTACCATTGACGATCTGCGAACTATTGACAAGGCAATATTCGATACACGGATAAACAAACTCAGCAAGAAAACGCAGGGTAAACTTATCATCAAGGAATATCCAAATGCATCGGCGCACTCTGGACACTTCCGTGCACTGATCGAGGAATTGAGAATCAAACGAGATTTTGTTCCAGACATTATTATGGTTGACTATCTGAATATATGTGCATCTGCCAGAATGAAACTTGGTGCCAGCGTGAACTCATATACCTATATCAAATCAATTGCAGAAGAGTTGCGCGCTTTGGCAGTTGAGCATAATCTACCAATCCTAACAGCAACGCAAACCACTAGATCTGGGTTCACGAATACTGATATTGGATTGGAAGATACCAGTGAGTCGTTTGGATTGCCGGCAACTGCGGATCTTATGTTTGCCTTGATCTCCACCGAGGAATTGGAAGCACTGGGGCAGATTATGGTGAAGCAATTGAAGAATAGGTATTCAGATCTAAACTATTACAAGAGGTTCGTGATTGGAGTTGATAGAGCAAAGATGAAGTTGTTTGATGTAGAAGCGTCGGCACAAAGTAATATCTCAGATAAAGGTACGCAGGATAAAGATAAACCGGCATTTGATAACAGTGAGTCTGGAAAAAGAATACATAGTGAAGGGTTTGATGATTTTAAGTTCTAGGAGAAATATATGATTAAGACTATTATTGCTGAAAAGAAATACGATTGTAAAGAACTGATGGGTAAGTTCATAGATGAAAGACACTATGACTTATTGATTGAAGAGGATTGCGATGTTTACATGCCAGCTGAAGGTGCTGTGCACGGTGATACTCGCGACCAAGCAACCAGCGAGAAAAGAATTGTATTCAAGTTCCGCAAGAATTACTTCAGTGAGAAAGAGCAGCAGATGGCATATGAAGGGTTGCGTGAAGCAGCGATCATTACTGAGAACAGAGGTCTAGCATCTGGTATCAAAGATGGTGTCATAGCAACAGGTGAAGGTCGTGAGTGGGTAACTAATTACCAAGAAGAATTAACCTCTGCCATACTTTCCAAACACTATACATCATCTGCTTTGGATGAAAAAGATATTATTGATGTGATCAATGACAAGTATCCAACCGATGAAGATAAAAAGCGTGCCGGTGGTGAAGGTAAAAAT